CCCGCCACTGTGGTGCGTGGCGACGGCGAGGTGTTGGGCTTGAGGCAACAGCGCGCGCAAGCGATGCAAGCGGAGGCGCAACTGCAAGCGGCTCAGCAAATGGCTGAGGCGGCTGGCAACGCGGCACCCGCCGTGCGGGCGGTTGATGAAGTAAGCCCCGAGGCGCAACAAGCGATTAGCGCGGTGGCATGACTCCAAAAGATTTGAAAGCAACTTATCGGTCAGTCCTAAACAGCGAAGACGGCCAAAAAGTTCTTGAGGACTTGGGCGCCCGCTTTGGTCTGTGGAAAACGAGTTACACGCCAAACTCAGATGAGACGGCGTTTCGAGAAGGGCAACGCGATGTCGTGTTGTTTTTGCATAACATCATNAAACAGAAAGAGAGGTAAGCAGTGTCCGANGAACAGGTAGCGGAGGCTCCGGTCGANACCGGGCAGGCACCGTCTGGCGAAGGAGATTGGCTTTCAACACTACCCCCTGAGCTAAGTGCCGACCCATCGTTGCAACAGATTGGCAGCGTTGAGGCGATGGCAAAAAGTTTCATCAACGCGCAAAAAATGGTTGGCGCGGAGAAGGTTGCCATCCCTGGCAATTGGGCAACGGATGAAGATTGGGACTTGGTTTATAACAAGCTCGGTCGACCGGCTGAGTCCGGTGATTATGAGCTTGGCGAGTTGTCTGGCGATATGGCCGACTGGTTCCGCGATGCCGCGCACAACAGTGGCTTGACCGGACGGCAGGCAACGCAACTGGCGCAAGCATATGAAGAGTTCGCCGGTCAGTTTGGCACAATGTCCGAGGAAGCGATTGAGACGCAACGCGGCGAGATCGAAACAGAATTACGGCAAGAATTTGGCAGCGAGTTTGACGTAAAAATGGACCGCGCCAACGAATTGTTGCGCGAGTTTGAAGCGCCTGATTTGACAGAGATACAATTGGCAGACGGTAGTTTGCTTGGCGATAATCCTGAGTTGGTTCGGTTTATGGTTAAGCTCAGCGATTATGTAGCTGACCAGTTTGCCGAGGATGAGCTTGCCGGTCGTGATAGCCGACCGGGCATTAGTGAAACGGACTTGCAGGCGCGCATCAGCGACATGACGGCAAAAAACTCTCCTTATTGGGAGAAAATGCACCCCGACCACGACCGTGTGGTTGGCGAGGTTTTACGCTTGAGAGAGCAACTTCATGGATAACGTGGAGTTGCGTTTGGAATGCCTGCGCCTTGCCGTTGAGTTTGGCAGTGCGCGCACCGTAAACGATCCCGTGGACTTGGCAAAAAAGTACATGGAGTTTTTAAAATCCGAGGATAAGCCTGCAAAAGCCCCTCGGCGCAAGCGTGTGAGTGACGCGGAGTAGCTGCCCAAAGCAGCAAGTGAGTCGGGCTTGCCCGGTAACTTACGCAAACGTCTTAACAACTTAACTGTAGGAGCTTGGGCATATGAGTACCCAAATCACTACGGCGTTTGTGAATCAGTTTTCATCAAACGTCTCAATGTTGTCGCAACAGATGGGAAGTTTGTTGCGGCCAGCCGTCGACGTTGAAAGCGTTGTCGGTGAAAAGGCTTTCTTCGATCAGGTGGGAGAGGCAGCGGCGGTAGCCAGAACGTCTCGTCACCAGGATACTCCACTCGTAACGACCCCCCATAGCAGGCGTCAGGTTTCTTTAACCACGTTTGAATGGGCGGATTTGGTTGACGATGCTGACAAAGTTCGCATGTTGATCGACCCGACCTCCAGCTATGCCCGCGCGGCAGCCGCTGGAATTGGGCGTGCAATGGACGACACGATCATCGATGCTCTTGGTGGTGATGCAAAGACCGGAAAAGACGGCAGCACGACAACGTCGTTTCCATCTGGTCAAAAGATCGCCGTTGGCGGTGCAGGCCTAACGATTGCAAAACTCGTTAGCGCGAAAAAACTGCTCGATGCCAANTCGGTCGACCCNAGCATCAAGCGATTCATCGTTGTCTCGCCTGAGCAAATTGAAGACCTGTTGAACTCAACGACTGTCACAAGTTCAGATTTCAACACTGTGAAGGCTCTCGTCCAAGGTGACATCAATACCTTTGTCGGTTTCGAGTTTATCGTTTCCAACCGGCTAAAGGTCGACGGCAGTTCTAACCGCTTGTGCTATGCGTTTGCGCAGGACGGCATGAAACTCGCCATCGGCAAAGATGTCATGGCGCGAATCGAAGAGCGTGCAGACAAGTCATTTTCAACGCAAATCTACTACTGTTCAACATTCGGCTCGACTCGGATGGAGGAAAATAAGGTAGTGGAAATAGCGTGTTCTGAGTAAGGAGGACTGAATAATGGCTAATGTAAATCAGACTCTTGCTTCGAATTTCGTTGCAGACCCGCCGGTATTTTCCCCGGCCAGCCAATTGCACGGTTCCATGCGCGTTGCCGCTGGCACCATCGCCTTGGCCTCTGGGGACTTATCGGCCACAGATACCGTGATGTTGGCCCCGATCCCAACGGGAGCCGCCGTTGTTAGCATCAAGCTATACAACGACGACCTCGACAGTGGTACGACCAACACTTGCGATGTTGGGCTGTATACGAGCGACGGAAACGTGACGGCCAAGGATGACGATTGCTACGCAAGCGCCATCACCGACCTTCGCGGTGCTGTTACGACCGGCACAGAAGTCGCTTTTGAGGCCAGAAATATCAACCTAATGGGTCAAAAGGTTTTTGAGGATGCTGGCGACAGCACCGACCCCAACACCCATTACTTTGTGGGACTGAAGTTTGACGCCGCTGGCGATACCGCTGGCGACTTGTCGTTCTTGATTACCTACATCGTTGACTGATTGAAACGGGGGGCGAAAGCCCCCCGCTTCTTTTGAGGAATTCTAATGGCATCTGACGTCGACATTTGTAACAGCGCGCTCAACATGATTGGCGCCAGCAATATCATTGCATTGACGGAAGACAGCCGCGCCGCGCGCGTATGCAACCAACGCTTTGAATTTGTTCGCGACTCTGTATTCCGCGCCCATCCTTGGAACTGCCTTGTCCGTAGAATCAGCTTACCGGCAGATACCGCGACACCGGCATTTGAGTTTGAGTATCAGCACACGTTGCCAACAGACCCGTATTGCTTGCGGGTGCTGCGCGCTCAAGATTTGGACACCGTGTTTCGGGTGGAGGGGCGCAAAATTGTATCAAGCACCACGCCATTCAAAATGATTTACGTTGCGCGCGTGACCGACCCCAACGAGTACGATCAACTCCTTATTGAGACGCTGTCTGCTCGCTTGGCCGCCGACATCTCTTACGCTTTGGTCAATAGTGCGGCGCTCACGCAAACGCTTTTTGGCTTGTATGAGAGCAAACTAAGCGAGGCGCGCTTTGTGGATGCGACGGAAGGCACGCCCGATAACGTAACCAACATCGACCGCGCAAGTTACAGCGAGAGCGACATCTTTATTAGCGCGAGGCTTTAGTGCCAAAAGTCAGTAAAGCATTCTCAACCTTTGCCGCTGGCGAGATCACGCCCAAACTGTTCGGGCGTACCGATCTCGGTAAATATGATTCTGGCGCTGCAACGCTTGAGAACTTTTTGGTGCAGCCGCATGGCGGCGTCACGCGGCGCCCTGGCTCGCAATTTATTGCAGAAGTCAAAAACAGTTCAAACGCCGTGCGTTTAGTGCCGTTTGAATTCAATGTTGAGCAGGCCTACGTTCTCGAATTCGGCCCAACATATTTCAGAATTTACAAGGACGGCGGGCAAGTAACATCGGGCGGCTCAGCGGTTGAGGTAACGACTGTATACACCGCATCGGATTTGGATGGGCTGAAGTTCGCGCAGTCTGCGGATGTTATGTATATTTGCAGTCCATCTCACCCAATCTACAAGATAACTCGCACAAGCCACACGGCGTGGACTTTTACGGAAGTCACAACGCAGCGTGGCCCGATGCTAGACCAAAACACAACCACGACCACCATCACGCCAGACTCGCGTGATGGCACGATACGGTTGACCGCCAGTGGCAGCACGTTTGCAAACACCGACGTCGGGCGTTTGGTAAAGATCGCAAGCGGGTTTGTGAAGATTACCGCTTTCACATCTGCCACGGTTGTGGATGGCGCGGCGCAAGAGTTAGAAGACGGGCGATCTGAGATATTGCCAAGCTATGCCGCATCAACGATCAGTTTCCATGAGGGCGACCCCGATGGAACCGGCCTTGAGCATAATGACCGCATTGAGGACACGGCGGGCGGGTTTATCGACCAGGGTTTT